GGAGACAGAGATGTCGGTGCCGCTAGGTTATATGATATGATGTCTGAATTGGAGGCCACAGCGTAATGGCAACACAAACACAAGAAGTTACCCAAAGAATGGCTCCTTTTCAGGAGGACTTTCTAAAGAAACTTTATGATGATGCACAATCTGTCGGCGCGGGTAGAATGCCGTACGCTCCGCAGCAGTCGTTTGGATTGTCAGCCGAACAGCAAAAAGCGCAATCTATGGCTGACTCTGGTCTTGGGTCATACATGCCTTTCCTACAGCAAGCTCAAGGAGCAATGACGCAGGCTGGGGCTTTTGCACAACCGGGCGCAGCGCAACAGTTTATGAATCCTTACGAGGATCAAGTTGTCCAGCGGACAATGTCGGACATTCAAAAAGCTGGGCAGCAGCAACAAAACCAACTTAGTGCTCAAGCAGCAAACGCAGGAGCCTTTGGTGGCTCACGTTTTGCAGTCGGACAGGCGGCGCTTGGTGAGGCAAATATACAAGAGCAGTCTCGTGCAGCAGCCAACATTAGGCAGCAAGGATATGCACAAGCGCAACAAGCTGCACAAAATGCCGCACAGTTGCAGTCGCAGCAGGCAGGGATGTACGGAACTTTGGGTGGTCAGGCGCAGCAGATGGGTGTGCAGGACATAAATACTTTGTTGGGTATAGGTGGTCTTACTCAGCAAATGGGGCAGCAGGGGCTAGATTTTGCTAGACAAAATGCGTTGCAACAGCAATCAGAACCTTTCCAAAGACTTGGTTTCTTGTCGGACCTGTTCCGTGGTGTTCCATCCGCGCAGCAAACCGTGACCGCAACAGCGCCTTCTCCTAGCATGGGGTCGCAGCTTATGGGTCTTGGTATTGCAGGTCTTGGTGCTTACGGACAGTTTGGGGGATAATTCATGGCTTTTACCGGCATAAGAAACCTTTTAAAAGAGTACCAGAATAGTCCTGTATTACAGCGCGGTGCTTTTCGCAATAGAGGCATGGACATGGCGGACAGTCGTGGTGCCACCGGACTTCTGGCATCCAGCCCCGAGTTGATTAACGCAGTGGTTCAAAATCAAATGCCAATGTCTGCTACCCCTGCTAATTTCATGGGCTTTGATCAACAGCCGGGTGCAGCGGCTGCTGATCCGATAACAATTCCTGTTATGCCCGAAGACGGTGGTCCAGTAGCTGGTCCTGAAGAAAATCCTGTGGTAAGGTCGAGGGAACCTCTCTTGCCGAAACGCAAACCATCGGAGACAGCTACACAGCCACTGGTTGAAAGCGGAACACCCGCCGAGGATCCTCCTAAGAAAAAACCGGCTGGCTCTAAGGCTGATGCGGCTCTTAAAAGTTTTACAGACAAGTTGTCTGAACTACGGGGAACTAAATCTTCAAAAACAAAAAAGGATCGATTGAAAGAGGCGAAAGACTTTTTGAAGGAGGCTGGTGTGTCAGACGTAGATGACATCAGAACATCTAAAGACTTTATGCTTATGACTTTAGGTCTTAATATTGCGGCGGGTCAGTCGGGTGATTTTCTTACAAACGTAGCTGGCGGTGCTAAAGAAACCCTTGGTACATTTGGTGAGCTAAAAGCCAAAGAGAAAGAGTCAGAACGTGCCATTAATTTAGCTGCCGCTGAAATGGCTAAAGCAGATTACGACGCAGCTATTAGTCGCGGTGCAAAGCTAGACGAAGCAGAACTAGCAATGCTGACAGAACAGTATAAATCTTCACTTGGCCCGGATGATTTACAAACAGCAAGAGTTGTGGCAGAAGAAAATAACATATCTGTTCTTGACGCACTTAAACAAATAAAAGGTTCCAAGAGTCAAACAGCTAGTTCCATAATTCTAGCCTCAATTCAAGCAGACTTTCCTAATATTAAAGGATATTTTTTGCGGCAGCTTAATACCGCAGGCGGTTTAAAATACATAGGTGAGAATTTCACTGAAGCGGCTATCGCTGATGGGTTGGGTGTAGATATAAGCACACCAGAAGGTAAAAGAGAAGTTGATGTGTTTATGGGTATAGCCAGAAATGCTCCGCCAGCAGCGTTAGATAGAGTGGTAACTCCTGACGGTGAGCAAAACAACAATGCCGAAGGCGGCGACGGAATTAAAATAGAACCAATGAGCTAGGGGGCAAAATGCCTGATTATAAGGTAACACTCCCCGACGGACGATCATTCAAAGTCACCGCTCCAGAGGGAACCTCTATGGATCAGATTCGTGCTAAGATAAAAGCACAGTTTGGTGGCACTGGAGCTACGCCTGAAGCTAGCGTCGAAGACGAAAGCGAAGGAACATTACAGGAAATCGGTGAAGGCATTGTTGGCGGTGTGATAGAAGCAGGCTCTGGCCTGCTTGAGACTGCCGCTCTTGTTCCAGATCTTGCCACCGGCAGTGACTATGCCGTTCGCGTATCCGAAGCTAAAAACAAACTAAAAGATGACCTTGGTATTGATCCAACTGGTGCAGCCGGTGAAATAACTGAGGCACTTGTACAGTTCGTGGTCCCGGGTCTCGGGGCCGCTGGACTTATAGGTAAAGCTGCAAAGCTACGAAACTTTAGTAAAGCTTCCAAGACAGCTTCTCAAGTTGTCGGGGCAGGTGTGACGGATGCTATTGTAGCGAGTGACGGCACAACAACTATCGGCGATTTCTTCGAGGGTGGCCCTACAATGAGCTCCGAAAATATCGGAGAGACTGGTAGAGAAGAAGCAGCGCGAAGAATTGGTAACAAGTTTAAGATAGGGTTGGAAGCGGCTGGCGCAACGGCGGCTGCCGGACCAATATTCAAAGTTCTAGGAATTGCTGGTCAAACTGCTGTTAAAGGGACTAGAGCAGTCTCTGATGTCACAGGGTTCTCTACGTTAGCGGGACGAACTGGCGAAACAATATCTGCCTCTACTCAAAAAATTATAGATAAGTATCCTGTGGCTGATCAGCTACTGGGCTTGTTTCGTTCTCGTGGGATGTTGCCACAGCAAGCGTTTGAAGAAAAAGCAGGGCTGGTTGGTAAGGTAGAGTCACAGTTAAATAAGACAGGCATCATTGTAGCTAACTTACAAAATAAGTTAGATAAGATATTTGGCGCAAACAACGCCTCGTTCCGTAACATTATGATTGACGGCGACTCTAATACTCAAGTCGAAGCGATGAACCTTTTGTACGGATTTTTAACAAAGGACAAAGGCTTTGTTGAAGCGGCAGCAGCCGAGGCCAGAAGGTTAGGGCAGAACTTTGATGCCAACAGCGCAACAGATCTAGCAAAATTCTTGCCTGACTTTATGAAATCTGACGCAATAAAAATGCGTTCGCAAATTGATTTGCTTTCAAGGTCGATATCACGGTCTGACTTTGTGCAAGGCGGTATGATACCTGACGTTGAAAACATTATAACAAACAACCTACAAAATTATATGCGCCGTAAGTTCGCAGCATTTGAAGATCCCAACTGGTTCCGTAGTGACAACGAAGCATTTACCACGGCTTACGAAAACGCAGTTAAGTTTTACAGAGAAAGCCCGGAGATTGCAGAGGACTTATACACAAAGTTGGTAGGTCCCATACCGGAAAACTTCACCGTTGGTGTAGGAGTCAACCGTCGGATGACTGACGCATCCGCGAGAGAGATGATGGATGCTTTTGTTAAACGGTATGAAAAGCCATCTAAACCTGTGGCGCAAGATGGCACAGTTACTCGGTCAGTTAAAGACAGGCTTCGTACCTCGTTACTTACGAAAGAAAAGCTAAACGAACCTGCTCTTCGAGCGGTGCTGGGTGAAGTTAAAGATCCAATGGAAGCTTTTGTTAGTACCGTTAACGACTTGGCAGAGTTCCGGGCTGTTGATTCATACTATCAGTATCTTGCCAAAAACTTTTTGGATCAGGGTGATGAATTTATAAGTCAAGGAGCATTTGATAATTTAAGTCTTGCAAAAAAGAATGAGTACAGAAAGCTTGATTCCGGGGGCGGCGATCAGGATTTAGCTTTTGGAGCTTTGCAAGGATCTTATGTAAAGAAACCTATCTACAATAATCTTACTAACTTGACAATGGCACAGGGCACCGCTCTTACAAACGCAACTAGACTTACCTACGGAAACTTTCTTCGCGGTAAAGGTTTGGTGCAGTTTGCAAAGACGGTTCTGTCTCCTATTACTCAAGTCCGTAATGTAACAACTGCCAGCCTGTTTGCAGCAGCGCAAGGTAATATAGGAAGAGGAGCCAACTTAGGCGAGTCCATAGGGTTGGTTGTTGACAACATATACAAGGGTGAGATCCCACGTTTAGCTAAAGCTATGGGGATATCCAATGATCAGGCTCGTGGTGTTTACTTCAGAAAGCTACAAGAGCTTGGAGTTGTTGGAACACAGGCGCAGGTTCGAGAGATTGATCGTCTTCTCGAAGAAGGTTTTGGTGGCAGCTTAAAGGCAGAGCTTGATGAGCTTGGAGTTTCTGTCGGCAGAGACAAGGGTGTTATACGAAGGACTTTGGGTAGGAGCAAGCTTGGACAGTTCCTTGATTCAGCCGTTATAAAGCCGGGACAAAGAATAACTAAGGGAGCAAGGGACGCATATCAGGGCGGCGATGATATATGGAAAATATATAATTTTGAGTTTGAGCGTAACAAACTTATATCTGCTCTGGGTTCTGAAACAGATGCTCTAAAGTACGCAACAGAAATGGGTTTTAGAAGCGTTGATGAGTACGCGGCAGACATTGTTAAAAATGTAGTGCCTAACTATGAGCGTGTGCCAGAAGCTATTAAGCTTTTACGGAAAGCACCGCTTGGCAACTTCATAGCATTCCCTGCTGAAATCATTCGTACCAGCGCGAACACACTAAGGTACGCTGTTAAAGAACTCCAATCATCAAATTCTAAAGTCCGTGATATTGGTATGCGTAGACTTATGGGGTTCACTGCAACAACTGCCGTTGCCGCGCCAGCGGCGCAAGGTCTTGGCATGTATTTAGGTGGTGTTGCTCAAGAACAAATGGATGCTCTGCAAAGAAGAGTTGCCCCTTGGAGCAGAAACTCCACTCTTATCCCGACATCTGTTAAGAAGGGCAAAGACGGCAAGAACTATGTAACAGGGTACGTCGATTACAGTTACCTTAACCCATATGACTACTGGCAGCGTCCTGCCCGTGCAATTTTAAACGCGGTCAACAAGGGCGAGATAGATAAGTTAGACGCAGACAAAGTGGTTTTGGATGCTGGTCTTGGGATCATCGACGAGTTGACAAAACCTTTTCTTACTGAAGAATCTATTTTAGCAGAACGTATAGCGGACATAGCGATACGAGGCGGCGTAACAAGAACGGGAGCTAAAGTATACAACGACGGTTCTGGAGAGTTTGGTGTGGATGATAGCGGAGCCATCCTCGCTAAGAGCTTCTCTCACGTTTTTGACGCATTCAACCCGGGTGTTGTTGAGCAGGTTGTGGGTGGCATAGGACCTAAACCAGAACTGGGTGGACAAGTTGGATACAACCCAAGTAGGTTAATGACTGCGTTGACTGCGCCTGATGGCAGAGATGCTCGTGGTAATGTGAGACAGTTCGAGGAAGAAATCGCAGCTTTTATCACAGGTATTAGAGAGCAAAAGATAGACGCAGAAAAAGTAGTTAAGTACGGCGCTGCTCAATACGGCACTGCCACACGAGGTGCAGCACAGATATTTAATCGTGCGGCTAAAGTCGAATCCCGCATGGATCCAAACAATGTTATCGATGCGTATGCAAAGGCAAACGAAGTATTGTATACTCTTCAAAACGACATGTTTAGGTTGGTTAAAGATATGCGCCAGCTTGGTATGGAAGACAGAGAAATTCGTAGAGCTTTGAATAGGTACAAGGTAGGTAACGCAAATAAAATAATGCGTGGTGAGTTTAGTCCACAAAATGTATCTGATCAGATAAGGACCAAGGCTAGAAAAACACAAAGGGAACTTGGAGGAGAGTTTCCAATAAGGGAGATAAATGCTATACGCAGAAGCCTGCTTCGTAGAAAGCTAACTGGTGAACCTATCGAAGTAGAAAGACCAGAAATAGTTGACGAGTTAAGTAGTGCCACGGTCCCCGAACCACGGACCTTGGAAACAGCGCAAGCACCCACACAACCAGTTGCCGCAGCTACGGCTCCTCCCGTGGCAGCGCAAGCGGGAACCGCTTTAGCCCCTTTAGCGGTTCCCGCAACAAATCGATTAGCTAATGCAAACCCAATCACGCTTCCTGATCCAAGGGATCAGATGTTAGCGCAGAGATTAAGAGGTGTAGGATGAACAAAGATCAGTTAAGAGTGGAACTTGCAGACGATGAAGGTTGCAAGTATTCCGTGTACTTAGATCATTTAAATTTACCAACTTTTGGAATTGGTCACCTCATTACCGAGGCAGACCCGGAGTTTGGTGAACCCATTGGTACGGAGGTATCTGAAGAGCGAGTGCGTAGAGCATTTCTTCTAGACGTTGCCGTGACCATAGACGAATGCAAAGTATTGTACGATGACTTCGATGATCTGCCTGAAGAGTGCCAGCACGTTATAGCCAACATGATGTTTAACATGGGTCGGCCTCGCCTATCCAAGTTCAAAGGCATGAAAGCTGGATGCGATGCCCGGGACTGGAACAAAATGGCAGACGAGATGGTCGATTCGCGGTGGCATGATCAGGTTCCAAACCGGGCCAAGCGTTTGGTTAAGCGTATCCGTGATCTAGCAAAAGACTGAAATCATTAAATAAAAACATCGATTCTCGTGGAGCTCGTGATCAATGAACGTACCAGTATACCCTCAAGGCCCTGAGAATCGCTGTCCGAGGTGCCAAGCACCATTAAAAGTGATCCAAGTGCATGGTCATGGGCAGTGCAGCTACTGTAAGGCAGTAATAGATGACTGCTGTCAGGGTGAAACCTGTTCGGTTACGTCTTTACCCCAGAAATCCTATCGCACCTAGCCCCACTAACAACAAACTTTTTTAAGTTTGGATCGTTCATTACTTCGATGGTCATTTCTGCTGCCCGATCATTGCATTGACCAATAGTTTCGTATGGTCCCCGAATATCCTCGAATACAGCGCAGTCTGATGTGTTCTCAACCAGACATATTAATAGCATTGCCTCAAACATTGTCGCTCATTCTACCTCACCCCAGTTGTTTACGAGTGCCATGTCAACTTCAAACGGTACTTTCAAGTCTGGTATGCAATTTTCCATGATGTGTACAATTCTTTCCGCTTGATCTTTTGACTCTATACTAAAGCATAATTCATCATGCACGGTTAACATAGGTGTCAAACCTTCTTTGTAGCAGTCAACCATTGCTTTTTTTGTTTGGTCTGCGCTTGAACCTTGAATTAATTTGTTTAAGGCTTTGTATGTAAAGGCACGGCGTATTCTGCCCTTGCTTCCATATTCTTTTAAAGCCTCTTCTATCTTCAACGCCTTACTAAACCCAAAAGATATAGGCTCCCACATATCAAACCGGCATTTACGTCCTAGCCATGTTCTTATCGATCCCTTACTCATTGCATGTTCGGCGGATAAGTCTGCTATACCCTTAACAAAAGGGACATTCTCGTGGTATTGAGCCAACAAAACTTTGGCTTGCTCCTCATCGATGCCCATTACACCAGCAAGCTTTTTACGTCCCATGCCGTACATAATTCCAAGATTAACAGTCTTTGCTTCCTTTCGAGTAATGTTAGCTAGGTCTGCGACCATCTGATGAAAGTCAGCGTTGCCCTTCTGATACATTTCGACTACAGTATCAATCTCTGGATGGCGATGTAAATCGGACAATTGAGCGCAGTAGTGGGCTAACCAACGGGGTTCTTGTGAAGCATAGTCAAAGCTGCCCCACTTTGTCCCCTCTTCCGGCAGGAACAGTCCACGGATTAACCCTTTAATCTCTGGATCTCTCGCCGGAATTTGCTGTAAATTTGGGTTGCTCGACGAAAATCGTCCTGTAACTGTCCCCCCTTCATCAGAACGAAGAGGGTTAAAATCACAATGGATGCGACCATTACACGAATGTTCAAGTATTGTCTCAACAAAGGTAGTGTTTGCCTTATTAAATTCACGCAATTTCACAATCTTCTGTGCAATTGGATGCGTGTGATTCACAAGAAACTGTTTTGTAAAGGACGGAGCGTTAGAGTTTTCTGTCCTATGGTATTTAAGACCAAGGGAATCGAACGCCTTTGCTATAGATGCAGCCTCCCAAGGAGAGACAGCGACCCCAGTCTCTTTCTTTATCTCTTTAAGTAAATCGTCCTCTCGCTTTTGTAAATCTTTCTTGACTAACTCCGCTTTGTCTATGTCTACCCTAACTCCCTTGGTCTTCATGTCTAGTAAGCAAGGAAGTAAACTTGTCTCAAGCTCGAAAATGCTTGAAACTTTTTCCTTTGCAATGTCCGCACGAAGCCTGTCCCACAAACGCAGGGTTACAGCAGCATCTTGCTCCGCATATCTTCCAACAAAATTAGCATGCAACTGCCACATACCAGACTTTGGGTTAACACCATGCATTTCGGCAGCGGAACGAAGCATTTTTTCGTTCTTCCACTCACCAAGGTACTCACCAGCCAACGAGTTTAGATTGTAGAACCTGCGGTTCTCGTTCAACAGTGGTGCTGCAATCATTGTGTCAATGATTTTACCTTGTACTTCAATACCGGCCCACCGCAACCATCCCAGATCATACATTGCATTGTGCATGACCTTCTCTATGTGCGGGGTTTCAAGCTGTTTCTTTAACCAGTTGATGACGGTTTTTTCTGGCATATTTCCACCAGCCTCGTGGCGGATAGGAAAGTAACCCACAAAATCACCCGCTGCTACGGCGAATCCAATAACGTAACCATCGTTCCGGCACCATCCCGGTCCCAATGTGGTTAAGTTAGGGTCTCTGGTTTCCAGATCAATTGCCATGCGCTCACAGTTTGTAAGGTCAGGCAACGACGATGGCGGTGACCACTCCTCTTCGTCATCAAATAAATCAGTCTTCATTAACTCGCTCCAAAGCGTCTGTGGGTTCTTGTGTCCACACAAATATAGGTGTTCCTTTGCCTATATAAGCACCGGATATGTTAAACGAAAAGTATTCCACCGCCTCCTCATGCGTCATATCGTGTTCTTCTACAAGGATCTCAATACATTTGGCGGCATCATACGCCAATACGTTATCATCCCCACATCTTTCAGCTATACCAAGTATAGCATTATCAAAGCCATCAGCTATCATCGCAGTCATTTACAATTTCTCCTCCAAGTGCGGCATAACCTATGATATCTACCCATGAGTCATCCTTTGTTGCGTCTTCAGCCAGTCTTGCTAACTTTAATCCAATCATACAGGCGACCACCTGCTCTGGTGTTATGCACCTGCCTAAGATCACGCTCCATATGGTTGCTATGCGTTCATGGTTAAACTTAGCTGGACCATACTCCTTGGCCCTCGGACCATTGATTAGCTCTTCTGCCTTATTCAAAAAATCTTCGCGTGTTTTCATAGCCTAAACCCATAATGTGATTGTGATTCAATAATATGCAGAGACTTTTTGGCGCGAGTTAAACCCACATAAAACGTCCGTACCTCGGAGTCTTGATCCATGCTTTCAACGCATGCTCTGGAGGAGTCTAACAGTAGAGCGACGTTATCCGCCTCGCCACCCTTTGCTTTGTGAATCGTCGATATCTTGATCCTCGGGGTCCCCGTCAAAATAGACTCGCCCATACGACGTACTGATGTAATGTATATTCGTTCCTTCTCGCTTACTCTCAGTACTTCGTACCACGGGGTCTCCTTGTTCACATACTGGGAGAACAGGTCTTGAATATCTGTTAGCGTGTAAGTTTGTTCTGCGTCTAAACTTGCGAGTTTCTTCCTGCCACCTCTGACGGCAGCGTCTGGGACTATTAATGTAGATAGCTTTTTCAATTCCTG